AGAATCTAGTCTGTACTTGTGGTTCTCATGAGTTTAAAAAGAACGGCCAGAGATACACTAGGAGCGGAGCATTTCAACTTTATAATTGTGCCAAATGTGGCAAACACTCCCAAGCAAAAGAGAATTTAATTGAAAAGGAAATAAGGCGTGGATTATTTAAGTAAAGATATTTATTTCGGCATATTCGCCAAAGTATTTTTTAGCTCCATTGTTGTAAGCTACTGCTGCTTCTATTTCGGTATTGAAATACCCAAGATGAATAAACTTTCCGTTACACCTGATAGAGCTTTTAAATCCATTAAAAAGCCTTCCAGCGTACACTCCTTTATAGATAGATCCTCTATTGCTTTTTTTTCTTCTCATACTGTTTTCCGAGTAACTACAAATACTAAGATTAGATTTTCTATTATTAAGACCGCACTTGTCAGCATGGTCAATGACCTGACCATCTGGAAAGCTCATGATTAACCTGTGCATACTAATCCCACCAGCAAAACAAGTCGCTTTAGCGTACATAGAATGCTTGTGTGGGCAAAGCATCCAAGAAAAAACAGACACCCTAGGAAGATCCTCTTTATCAATGCACACGGTATGCGTACCAAATTTTTTAGATTCAATTAAAATACCAACAGTACAAGAGTCTATTTCGATTAGTTTGTTTTTCATAACCGACAAAATAATAGAAATGATAGAATATTGCAATTATTTATTAATCGACAAAGAAATTAGAAAGGAACTGCACAAATGAGCGAGAAGAAAGCTTTACGATTTGTGGTAGATGTTTATCAGCAGGAATATTTCTTTTTAAGGTATTGGTCTAGGGAGCAGTTTGAAAGCTTTCTAGGTATAGACTCATCCAATTCAAGTGCTATGACTGTTTTAAAAGATGGTGCTGTTTATATTTGGGTTGACAAGATTACAGGCGAGGGTATTAGTCACCTGGTTCATGAGTGCATACATGCTGCAAACTTTACTCTTGGGGCTAGAGGCATTAAGGTAAGCACAAAGAACGATGAAGCCCAGACCTATTTAACTCAGTGGATATTTCAACAATGTTATGCATCTCTAAGGGGTCCAAAGTTATGAAGTTTCATGTTCCACAAAATTCTTTTTACATAACGATAAAAAGAATAGCTAAGATTTCTGATGATATTGGTAAGTACAGAATCAAATATTTTTACAAGTCATCTGGGAAGCAATTCGCATCAGAGGCTCGAAGACTATCAATATACACTATAAAATCTTGGGAAATTATAGAATGACAGCCCAGGTGATCTTTCTTAATCGTTGGCTTGATTGCCCAGACCGTAAGAGAGCGTATCACGATTAACTACAAGATAAGATCTCAGAAGCTAAAGCAATATTTGACATGGACACTAGACTCTACACACCATTTGAGAAAGAGCTTTCAAAGCAGAAATCCCAACACTTATGCAGAGATAGAATCAAGATTGTAAAAAATACACAAGAAGAAGAATAGGCTTTTAATGTCGCATTAATTAATTTATATTTTTAGAAAATTAGAGAGGTATTAAATTAAAGTATTAATTGCTTGCGAATATTCTGGAATTGTAAGAGACGAATTTATTAAACTTGGTCACGACGCTATATCTTGTGATCTTCTGCCAAGTGACTCTCCTGGCCCACATTATCAAGGTGACATTTTTGATATTATTGGGGGGGGGTATGATCTCATGATTGCTCACCCACCATGCACTTACTTAACTAATTCTGGTGTCACTTGGCTTCATAAAGACATTACAAGATGGGCTAAGCTTTTTGATGGTGCAGAGTTTTTTAAAAAGTTATTAGATGCACCGATTCCAAAAATAGCTGTAGAAAATCCTATTATGCACAAATACTCAAAAAGCATTATTAGAGTAAAGCAAAGCCAAGTTGTTCAGCCTTGGATGTTTGGACACCCAGAAAGCAAAGCAACTTGTTTATGGCTAAAGAATCTTCCATTACTAATTGAGACTAATAACGTGAAAGAAGAGTTCTTGAAAAGAGATAAAAAAGACGCTCAAAGATTGCACTATCTTCCACCTAGTCCAGATAGATGGAAACTCAGATCAACTACCTTTAAAGGAATAGCTGAAGCAATGGCACAACAATGGGGAGGTATTAAATAATGAGCGAAGTAAAGACATATGATAGAGTATTAACAAAACACCTTTGTACATATTGTGGCTCAAGTTTTGATACTTACTTTGACAGTAAGCACAATCAAACTATTTGCCTTGAGTGCATCAACAAAGAAAGAATCGAGGATTTTGAGAATAAAAACAATAATAAGGATTAATAATGATTACATACGGAAAAACTGTAGGCGCATTAATAAGAAAAAGACGAATTGAGCTTGGCATGAGTCAGGACGTTCTATCAAAAAAGCTTGGTTGGAGTAGCAAAAACACTCAATACCTTTCTAATTGTGAGCTTGGCAAAAACCCATTTCCAGTTAAGCATATTTTAAATATTTCAAGCGCATTATGGATTGATAAAAGTCTAATCATTGAAGCTATGACAAGCGATTATAATGATTGTTTAAAAAGAGAAACTAAAGGGGTAATAAATGAATGATATTTTTGACATCTTTGGAATGGAAGAAAATCAAAAAAGAGTTGTCTTTACTGCTTTAGATGATGTTTCAGAAATTAGATTCATTGATAAAAGTTTAGAGTTTGAACAATTCTTAACTTGGAACAATTTTACTGAAAAGTCAGTTCTTGTGAAAAATGTTAATAGAGTTCTTTACCACAAAGAGATAAATATTTTATAGCCGTAAGGCTTTTGCTGGCATCGTTCTAACTGGGTTCGGTGTCAGCATTTACTATTAATAGCAGCTACAATCTTCTTGTTTGTCGTATATGATTTCAATCTCTGGAATGTTGTCAGGTGTTCCAAGTTCCCAGTGATACACTTCAGCATCTGATTGCTCAACATACTCACTTGATTCGTCCTGTTTTGCCCATTCGCTCATCATTTTATCTAAAAGCATATCTGCGTTTGAGCTTGGGACGAGTAGAAGTAGAAATAAAAATACCACCATAAATAATATTAGGTCGATTTAACTAGACAGGTCAAGATTATGCCAATTAGGATAAGTTTAATGCATCAGTGATGCTTAACAATTTAATCCTGTGGGTTAGAGTGACATTCAAAATCGAATCAAAAGACATTCAGTTAGTTGATACGTCTAAGTTAGTTTTAAATCCCAAAAACATGAACAGCCATTCAAAAGAACAGATCGAAAGACTGCAAAAACTTATTGAGTTTCAAGGCTTCAGAAACCCTATCATTGTTTCAAATAGAACAGGCTTTGTGGTTGCTGGTCATGGACGAATTGAAGCGGCAAGAAATATAGGCATGAGTTTGGTTCCTGTCATGTATCAAGATTTTGATAATGAGGCTCAGGAATATGCCTATATGGTCAGTGATAACGCTATTGCATCCTGGTCAGAACTTGATCTAAGCGCAGTTAATACTGAGATGCTGGATCTAGGGCCTGATTTTGACATTGATATGCTGGGTATAAAAGACTTTGTTATTGAACCGATTGAGAAGTTTGAGCCGCAAGGTGATGAGGATGCTGTGCCAGATGTGGTTCATCCAATTACGAGAAATGGTGATTTATGGCTACTTGGGAACCATAGACTTTTATGCGGTGACTCAACCATGATTGATGATGTGGAAAAGTTAATGAATGGTGAGAAGGCTGACTGTTATATAGACCCTCCTTATGGGATTTCTTACAAGTCACCATCAGGATCAGGCAAAACCAAGAGGGGTGATTACGATGTAATAAAAGGGGATGACGCTGATTTTGATCCATCTTTTTTTATAGGGTTCTTTGATAGAATTATTTCATGGGGTGCTAATCATTACTCTGACAAACTTTCAAATTCTGCTCAGTGGCTAGTCTGGGACAAAAGAGATGGTGACGCAATAAATAACAACTCAGATTGTGAGCTTGCCTGGTGTAGCTTTGGTGGTTCTGCAAGACTGTTTCACCACAAGTGGAATGGAATGATAAAAGCATCAGAAAAAAAAGAAAAAAGAGTTCATCCAACACAGAAACCAATTGCATTACACGAGTGGGTGTTTGAAGCTTGCAAGCTTGAAAAAAACATATTTGATGGATTTTTGGGTTCTGGATCAACATTAATCGCATGTGAAAAAACAGATCGTAAGTGTTTTGGAATGGAGCTAGATGAAAAATACTGCGATGTAATCATCAAACGATGGGAACAATACACTGGCAAGAAAGCTACACTGGAATTAACAAACCAAACATACGAAGAACTAAAGGTGGAGCGTGATGGCACGACCGTCTAAACAGCTAGAGGACATAGAGTTTAATGGCTGGGATCAGTTAGACGCTCTTGTTGTATGGTCTGATGAGAATTATTGTGCCGAAAGACTTGGTGTATCAAGGGACACTTTAGCAGCTAGAATAAAAGAACGAACTGGCCTTAGTTTTCCTGAGTATAAAGAACAAAAGAAGAGTGCCATGCGAACAAACTTAAGAAAGAAACAATACGATGTAGCAATGGCAGGAAATGTTTCTATGCTTATTTGGCTTGGAAAGAATGAGCTAGGTCAAAAAGATAAGCTAGATAGTGACATTAAAATAGAATCGAATGGCATCACAATCACAGTATTAAAAGATGAAAAAGACCTGTGAGTGATTTTAAGCTGACTGAAAAGCAGTGCGAGGCTGTTAAGTTACTTTCATCTCAAGCTCGTCACATAATGCTATTTGGTGGATCAAGATCTGGTAAAACATTTTTAGCTGTCAGAGCTTTAATCATCAGAGCATCAAAAGAAAAATCACGTCACGTTATTTTAAGGCTTAACTTTAACCACATTAAGACATCTATCTGGCTTGATACACTTCCAAAGGTGCTTAAGATTTCATTTCCAGACCTAACTGTTGAATGGAATAAAACAGATTATTATATCACGTTACCAAATGGATCAGAAGTCTGGGTGGGTGGTCTAGATGATGAAAAGCGAGTAGAGAAAATTCTGGGTAAAGAATACTCCACAATGTACTTTAACGAGTGCTCACAGATCCCTTACAAGTCTATCCAAATTGCACTCACTCGATTAGCTGAAAAGAATACTTTAAAGAAGAAAGCTTACTATGATCAAAATCCACCAGGGAAAAAGCACTGGTCATATTGGTTGTTTGAAAAGAAATTAGATCCTGTTGATAACGTACCAGTGGAGCCGTCCAGGTATGCTTCTATTTTAATGAATCCAAAAGATAACATTGAAAACATTGACCCAGAGTATATTACTGAGATCCTGGACAATCTTCCAGAGGCTCAAAGAAAGCGGTTTAAAGATGGAGAGTTTAGCACTGATGATGATGGTGCTGCTTACTATTCATTCAGTAGAGAAGATCATGTCATATCAGTCAACTCATCATACAAGACTGGTCAGAGATGTGTTGGATGCGATTTTAACGTCCAGCCAATGACAGCGATAATCGGGCATTATGTGAATAAAAAGTTTTATGTGTTTGAAGAGGCATTTCTTGAGAACTCAGACACTTTTAAAATGTCTTCTCACCTAATTAAGCATGGGCACAGGGGTGCAAATGTTTATCCCGATTCAACTGGATCAAATAGAAAAACATCAGGCATTTCAGATCATACGATTTTAAAGAATGATGGGTTTAATATTCAGCACACCAGGAACCCACTAGTTATAGACAGGGTTAACAATGTGAATAGGCTATTAAGAGAAGGTAGAATAATAATTGACCCAGCGTGTAGAAAGCTCATTAATGATCTAGAGAAAGTTTCATGGAAAGATGGTTCCCTAGATCAAAAGACTGACAAGATGCTTACCCACATATCGGACGCTTTAGGATATTGGTGCTGGGCACTTGACCCATTGAGACCAGAACAGGCACAATCTAAGACGATACAACTTTAAAGGAATTATATGCTTAAGAACAAACGACAAGAAATCATCAAATACGTTAAAGATCACGCATCTTTTATTAATATCAATAATGAAACGCTTAACATTTATGAAGGCAATCTTTTGCCATACATTGATCAGATCATGAAAGCTTCATTGTCGCCCAATTATTACAATTCAATCAAAGATAGAGTTTTGCCCATAAATATCTTACAAAGGTTCATTGATAAGGTGTCTGCTACTTATTCCAAAGAGCCTTCCAGAACTTCAATTACTGCTCAGAACCAGGAATTTGTTGATTTCTATTCTGATGCACTTGACATAGATCAGTCTGGTCAAATTGCAGATACATATTCACAAATGTTTAAGGGCTTTGCATGGGAGCCATACATTGACAAGA